TGCCGTCATTATCAACATCATCGATATAGATCTCGGTAATCGAGGCGATAGTCGCGTTGTTACCTCTGAACTTGCCCGCGCCTGGGTCTGCCTTCGCTGTGGTGTTGTCGTATTTGTAAACGAACGCAGCGCCCGCGCCACCGCCGCCCGCACCCCAAGAAACCGTGCCAGCGCCGTCTGTCGTTAACGCTTGATCAACAGTTCCATCCGTAGCTGGTAGTGTGTACGCGCCAACTGTTACCGTGCCAGTAGCGGTCAGAGCGCCCGCGATTCTAGCGTCGCCACTTACTCCAAGTTTCTCAGAAGCTGATTGCGTAGCGCCATCGATTCCAACAAACGGGGCGTCAAGGTCAAGGCTTGTAGCCGCCTCGATCTCACCCGCTGCGGGCATCGTGAGCTTCCCCGTAACACTGACGGCTGAATCCAATTCCAAACTTGTCGCCGCTTCGATCTCGGCAACTGCGGGCAGTGTCAGCTTGCCAGTAACACTGACAGCGGAATCTAGTTGCAAACTGGTAGCCGCCTCGATTTCGCCAACTGCGGGCATTGTCAATTTCCCGGTTGTAATCGTCGGGGTGGCCAGGTTCGGTGTGTTGAGCGTCGGGCTTGTTAGCGTCTTTTCAATTAGCGTCTGGGGCTCTGCTACAAGCGCGATAGTGTCGTCGGCGTCGGGTGCGGTTAGCGTCCGCGTTGTTGCTGTGGTAATACCTGAACACTCGAAAGCCAGTTTCTTTGTCGCGTCGCCGTTGTCTACAATCCGAAAAGTATCATCAGGTACGTTGAGCGGAGCGCCTGAGATCAAGTAGTCATTGAGTATCCAGCCCGAAACGCTGTAGAACAGGTAATAAGTAGCCCCCGCAGCCATGACAATAGGTGCCCCGGAAGACGTCGTAATATTGCCCGTGTTCGTTATCGTCACAATTCGCGCCGCATCTTCTAGTTCTAGCTGTAGGAAGTCGCCGCTTTCGCCGCCTGAAATTGTGTCCAGGTCGTCACTTGCCGCGTCGCCCTGGGTGTCGACCTACAGCAGGAACGGCGCTTGCGTCGCCTCTCTGCATGTACTTAGCGTCGGCCTCGGCTATTGTGTAGTAGTTTGACGAGGCAATATCGAGCGTGACCGCGCCGTCGTCCAGGAAAACATTCTTGCAGTAGAAATCGAAATCGATTATCATGAACCGGTTAGGAACGGCGTCGAACAAATGAACTTGGGCTGTGGTTTTAGCCTCACCGCTAGAGCCTAGGCGGTCGTAGAAGTTCTCTGTCTTGGCGCTAAGCCCAAACGCTAGCTCCCCGTCGGTCAGAACCGGGTCTCTGTAAGCCTCGGTATCGAAGTCATACCAGGAGTTGGTCGCGTTGAAATCGTTAGAGAACACGAAAAGCGGCGTATACGCGCCGTTCGGGTACTTGTAAGTGACGTAACCAACGGCTTTCGTGTCAGGGTCTGAAGAGTCAGCGAGCCGGACGTAAATATAACTGTTCCCAGAATCCCAGCCCCATTCGCCCGCAGCCAGAGCGCCAACGGTTCCTTGCGTCATGGCTGCAGTGTTTTCGTAGAGATAGGCAGGTTCTTCGTCCATCGCTTCAGTGTAATAGTACTCGGAGCCCGTGCCTGCGGTCCAGTTGTCGTTACCCGCGTTGCACTGTAGAATAGGTTTAGGGTTGCTGAAATCATCGTCGACAAGAAACTCTGAAGTTGAACCAGCCGGGACGTCTGTAAAAGGTGTGTTGAGGTCGTCCGTGACTAGTTGGATGTTGATTAGGCCAACCTGAGTCAGCGTGAGACCTGGAAAAACCTCTTTACGCGCTAGCGGGGTTCCCGTAACGTCTTGAGGTGCGCGAGTGATGACATTAAAATATACTTTCTGCGGGGTATTGGACATAGCAAATTGAGCTCCTGGGATTTAGATAATATAAGAGTCTGGGCTATGTTTTGGCAATTTTTACGGTGCTACGTACTTAAAGCCGCCGGCGATATCAAATCGGGCGTGCTGAGCTAAATTCTCATTTTCGGACCAGCCGCGGACTCCCCCAATGGCAGGAGGTTCCGGAACGGTTATGGTTTCGAAGTTGCCGACTTCGATATCCTTGTTGTATACTCCAGATTGGGCAGAAGCATCGTCCCAAACTTTTGCATGAGTGCCACTGTCGCAGGGATAGTCAACATTATCTGAAGGACTGGTGGAGTTAAATTTGCCCCATGCTGATAAAGTGTAGTTTCCGGCGTAGAGAAAGGGCTTCCACTGGCCCGATATTTGATCTGTGATTACTCGCCGACGTTCAAGCCAAAAACCAGCAGAGAAAGATCCAAAGGTGCGTTGTCGCACTAATGCAGTCGCGGTGGGTACCCAAGGTAAAGACTCCCAAGCGGCGGCGGCGGCGGAGTAACTAACATCACTACCACTGAAGTCGCTTTTCTCGCTGTAGGTGCGGGCATTTAGTAAGTTACGGTACCGAAAGCGTGTCAATTTATTGATCGCATAGTACCACCATTGGCACCATTCTGCGGTTACAGGTACGTTGTACCCGTAATCTGGTTCATCGCCGAGCTCGGCGACCATATCATCATATTCCCAAGTGGGGAGTATATCAACGTTAGTAAAGTCGTAAGACGGTCCTGGCAGTGGTCTTGAAAAACCGAACCAGGGTATTCCGAATGGGGGCTGAATTACGAATAAGCTATTAAACACGCTTCTGTACGCAGGGGTATCCGGCGGACCGTTGGCTTTGGCAAAATCCGTATTTAGCTCTGTATTGTTGAACACGTTCCACCGCTCCTCTGCTGCGTTTAATAGATCGTCAAGCAATAGCCCCGCCGGGGCGTTGTAGAAGGTGCTCAAGGTTTCCCAGTTAAAATCTGTAGTGTTCCAGCCTGGCATTACGCAGGTACTGCCCTTGGGTTATGCAATTCGCCGCATGCTTGCCGGTCCCAGCTACTATCCGCGTCTTCGCGGCTTGCAATTAAAACGCGCCAGACGTAGTCGTCGCCTTTTTTACTCTGATCCGGGTACGAGGTTTCCGCTATGAAATCAACCTGCCACGAACCAGTGTACCAGACCTCAAGGGCTATGTATAGCATGTTTTCGACGTCTAAATCTTCTTCTATAGGGACATCCGTGACGGTGGTGCCGTTAATAACTTTACCAGCGGAGATATCGACGTTGTTCTCAATACCACTTTCTGCTGCCGTAACCTTAAAAAACCCGTTGTAAGTGTCACCCCCGCCCGCCCCGCCACGCCGGGTCCGACGCCCGACGTAACGACCGCCGGTAATGTTACCGACCGCGTCGTTCATGTCCCGCAGTCGCCCAGCATCGCTTTCGCTTAGAATATAGCCTCTGTTACTTCGTGGCATCTTAGTCTCTTATCTTCTGGCGTAAAAGGTCAAGCCCGTTGTTCCAGTTCTTGTATGGGAGCGTGCGATACCGACCAAAAACTGCCGTACCGTCTGCGGCTAGAATGCCGCCGCTGCCGTTGAGCGCCACGGGGTCCTGGATCTTTTCTTTTTTCATAACTTTGTCAGTCGTCGGGTCGGGTAGGTCACCGTACAAAATAGCTTGTTTCTTACCGCTCTTCATAAAGTTGTAACCGGCGTCCAGCGCTGTGAGCCAGTGGTCTACCTCGGCAACTTCGATTTGATAGGAGCAACGCCATTCAAACTCCCCGAAATCGTCAGTAGAGAGCACAGGCTCAACGCCTCTTAGGAGCCCTTTACCTTTGTCTATCGAGATCCCTAAAACAGTTACGTTCCCTTCGTTCAAAGTACCTTGGAACTCGGCGGCTTTGGTGTAGTCGAAGTTTGAGCGTTCGCGCTGAGTCCAACTGATTATTTGGTGGTAATATTCTTCTTGAACTGAGCTGGGTTCGAATGGGTCTTTGGCGCTGTTTCGGATGCCATGTTTTTTCGTCGTCGAGGCTTCCCCCGTGCCGACCCCGTCGTACTCGTAACAGCTTTCCGCCGTCCTCGTGTAGGTCCGGTTCTTGAGCGTGAACGCGGTCAGGCGGTCGATGCGTCCGCCGCCAATGGAGAACCCCGTGGCCGTGTACGTCAGCGTCACTAGCCATTGAAATTTGTTATTGTCTACGCGCGTAGCCGTTACGCCACCTTGCAGGATCTGATAAATGGTTAACTCAGAGCTGTAGACGGTCCCGACGGTTGGAATCCCAGATTCCCAGATTACTTCATACGCGGTGGTGTCCTCGTCGTTCGTGTGGACCACCCAAGGCTCGACCATTGTTGAGTCGGTGCCGGTGAATCCTTCAATAAATTTATGTGGCGCTTTGGTGCCTGACGTTATTACTCCCATGTTACTGGCCTCCTAGATTCACAGTTACCAAGGCGTTACCCGCGCTTAGGCTGCGCTTGAGCGTCTTGTCGATTGATTCGGTGTTTTTGGCGGTCTTTTCTTCGGGGTTTCTGCCGTGCTGACCTCGGGTGACGCTAACAGCTTCGGCGCTGCCTCTGGCCATTGCTGAGGCTAGGCTAGAGGAAGGCCCGACGGGGCCCGCTGCTGCACCTGCGTTGTTCTGTAGGTCGTAGAGGTCGCCCGCTGCGGTACGCAAAGCTGTCCGTTGTTTCTCGGATAGCCTCCCTGCGGCTAAGATTTGCCCTTGGATAAAAGCCTCTTTCTTCTTGCCTGCTAGGATCAGTTTTTGAATCCGGGCCTCGTTCTTCAGGCTCTTGATTCTGTCGAGAACCGAAACCCGCTGCCGTTCCTCAGCTTCAAGCTCTTTCGTCTTAAAACGTGCGATCCGCATATTTTCGGCCCTTATAGCTTCAAGGGACTTTTTCGCCTGCTCTGCACGTTTCTTAGATTCTTCGCTTCCTGGTTCAAAGGTTTTGAGCCAAGCCGCTGTGCCTCCGTCGCCGCGTGGTTTATCGGCGGCAGGTCCAAAGGTTCCGCGTTTCGGGGCTCTTGCTTCAGCGCCGCCGTAGCGCTGGTTGATTATGTCCTTGATGCCTTTATCGTGATCTCTGTCCATCCCCAGGAACTTCTCGTAACCCTCACCGAAAGGATGCACCTGGTCGAAAATGGCAAGCAACATACCTACATCTTTCTTGGCTTCTTTAGCTATAGCGTTGAGCCCTGAAGCTACTTTAGCAAGAAACTTAACTATCCCGGTTTCATTGACGAGATCGCCCAGTGCTTTGGTCAACTGTTCGAAGTCGGCAGCTAGCGTCTTGGCGTTCTGACTCGGGTCGTCCTGCATCTTCTTAAACGCTGCACCACTCGCGCCGAGTGATTTAGTCATCGCGTCAATGTCTTCTTTAGTTCCTTTTCCGCCCTTCTGCAACAACGCTAAAACCGCATTCAACCCGCGAACGTTCGGTATCAACTTGGCGATTGCTTTAGTGTCGTTGTTAACTGCGGTGCTGATTGTCTTCAGGACGTTCAAAGCCCCAGCGCTCTTAACCTCAACGTTTTTGCCCTGGGTCGCAAGCTCGGCCATTAGCGCTGTAAGCTTTTCATTCGGGTTAAGTAGCGCGGTCATCGTTCCGCGAATACCCGTAAGCGCCGTGTCTGTGCGCAGTCCTTGTTTTGTCAAGGATGCAATGATACCAAACAGCTCTTCAATACTGACCCCGGCAGCGTTAGCCAAAGGTGCAACTAACCCGATACCTTGACTCAGCTCACTAAAGGTTGTTTTACCGCGCTTAACGGTTTCGAAGAAGATGTCAGCAACCCTTGACGCATCCTTAGATTCTAGTCCGTAGGCGTTTACAACACTCGTCAACCCGTCGACTGCGTTTTCTAAACTTGTTACACCACCAACCGCTGCCTTGCCCGCTACCTTCAGGAACTCTAAAACGTTGTCCCGTGGAACACTTGCAGATATCGCCTGATAGAGCGCTGGGACTGAATCTTTTGTCAAGAAACCGAGCTCCGCGCTAAGATCCAAGATACCTTCCTCCAGTATCTTCAGATCCCGAGGGGCTGCGTCTGGCATCAAGGTGCTAACCTCTGCCATCCGGCGGGAAAACTTTAAAGCTTCTTTGGACGCCTGCGCAAGCGCTTTCGAAATCTTAAAGACACCGAAAGCCGCAACGGCTAAACCCGCGCTAAGAGCTAGCGCAGATTTCTTCGCCTCTCTGTTAGCTTTAGCTAACTTCTTAGCGTACTTCTCAGACTTCGATAAGCCTCTATTGTACTTGTCGTTTCGGACTCTAAGAATCAGTGTAGCTGTGTCTGCCATTATTGCGCCTTCTTACCTGTTACCGACTGCCACGCTTTCTTGGACTGAACCAACCGGTCGTCGTTTCGGCTGAACTTGATCAGATAGTCCTTAGTCTTAGCCCGGCCACCTTGGAGCCCTGTCGAAACTTGAGCTGAAAGTTGGGCCAAATAGTAATCCTGTTTACTGTGTTCGTTTAACTCGCAATCTAAGAAAGCAAGCCACTCTGTAAAAAGGCTACTTGGCATCGACTCTACCATTTCATACGGGTCCGGTTGGTTTAGTCGCGCAGCTAGGCGGAACATGTTCCAGCGGTCGCCGCGCTTCGTTAGTTTTTTTCAGCTTCCTCCAGGGCATCCGCCCCGAGGTTAGACAGATTGTAAACTTCTTGAACAAGGTCCGTGATGCTGTCGAGGTCTAGGTCGAACATCTTCACGAATTCTTTATCTGAAACTGTGACGCCAAGGTCTACGGCTTTAAGGAAAACAAAAGCGGCGCTGTCGCGAGCCCCTTCAATATCCCCGAGTGCTACGCGCTCCGAACCTGTGAGCTCGCGTACTTTGATCTTTTCGCCATCGACTACGACTTCTTTGGTTTTCAGCTTCTTAGCTAGAATCTTGTCTTTCAAACTCATAATCTTTGTTTCCCGTCGTTGTTGGTGTTGGTGTTGAGAAAAAGGGCGGGTTTTTAAGCCGCCCCGGTCCTAAGGTAAATTATTTAGGTCTTAGTCCAGTTATCCGATCCGGTGGAGGTCTCACCTTCGAGCTCAAAGGTAACCGTAGCTTGCGGGCGTTCCGTTGCGGTCTGGGCGTCGGGCGTGAATTCCTGAAGCCAGCCGGTGTCGGTGATCGTGGTTGCGTCGCTGAAGGTGGTTGTTATAGTCCCTGCCGTGTCGCTTTCCAGTTGAGACTTAATTGCCGCAAGGTCGTCGAGATTGTAGTAAACCGTTGCGGTAATAGCCGATTTAGATTTAAGTGGAGCCGGTGCGAACCTACGGTACATAGTGCCCGCGTTGCTGGTTTGCTCTACGGGGTCGTCCCGAACGAAACCGTTAGGCGTGACGTCGATTTCCTCGAACGTCACGGAACCGATGCCAATTCGCGTACCGAATCCGTGGGTTTGATTAGACATATTTTAATTCTCCTGGTGTTAGGTGCTATATTGTAAGTAACATGCAAAATTAAGCGAAACTGGGATACCGTAATATTTATCTCCTACGAGACCCGGACCCCTTGAAACTGAGTAGACCACGAGCCCTTCGATCCCTTGCTGGTCGGGCTGTAAATCGGGAAGCCTTGCGTCGAAGATCTCGGCTATGTATTTGGCCTGTCTCCCGGCGGTCTCGGCTCCCGTCTCTGAGAGCTGGTAGCGTTCGGTGCCTTTCTTGACCCAAATCGTTAGCTGGTAGATGCCAACAGCTTTCTCAGTGTTCGAGGCTTCATAGAAATCGACAGCCGGTAGCAAAGTTTCTTCGTACCAGATATCACGGTCGGCGGGGTCAAACTCGTATTGCTCCCAAGCGACGTTAGCGGCAGATAAAATAGGTGTGATGTTCGGGTCTGCCGGGCGTGTTTGAGTCGAGGCGTTGAAGTCGCCGTCGCGTACCGCGATAAGCTCGCCGGTAGCGTCGACCTCGACGATCTCAGCGGCTAAAATCTCCGCGCGAATCGTGCGTCTCATGATCTCGTAATCAATAGCCATCAGTAGGGCAGAACCTTAGATAAGTGTTTAGGATAATATAGGATTCTGAGAGCTAGAGCGGCAAGTTATTTGATTCTTGGGTTTGCGTTGCTTAGATTCTGGGGTATTGTAGTTTGACTTAACTTAATAAAGGAGAATCATATGTCAGTCATTACAATAACCTCACCGACACCGCCGGAAGATACATGGAACGTTCAGAACCGGTACGGTCACCGGACGGGCACGTTCTGCGGTGTTCCGTTTCAGTTAATCGGGGATGCGACTGCCGTGACTTTTGTCAAATCGTTTCTGTCAATTAGGTGCTTTAGTCCCGATCTGCGAACTTCGTTCTCGGAACTCAGCGAGCCGATTAAATGCCCGGGGTATACCATCAGCCACGGACGGTTGATGGTATTCGATACTTCAGTAGATAACGGATTTTGGGAAAGTGGACTAACTAGCGAGTTGACGAACGCCGTGGTGCGATACCCAAACACCTGCGAGAGTGATATACGAATGAAAGTCTCGGTGTACCTAAAATATGTCAAAACACGTGAGTACCAGGACCCTCTCGCGGGGACGTGTTTTGGTAGTAGGTATGCCGAGCAATTACCGCCAACGATTCCCGTGGCGGTGGTGTGTGTAGGAGGGCACCGGCATGAACAAGAAACCGGATCTTGTGAGCTCCAAGTACTAGAACCCGAAGGGCGTTGTTTCTGGGGTTGGTCCGAAGGCTACGGCGGAAGATTCCAATTCCATAAGGTTAAGGAACCAGAATCGGAAGTAATGCACGACCCAGAGCCGGAGCCTGAACCGGAATACGAACCGGAGCCTGAACCAGAGCCAGAGCCGGAATACGAACCAGAATCTACAGATAACTATGTCTATTTCGTTAAACAGTCTTTTGGTGGTCGTGTGTTCTTTAAGATCGGTGTCAGCTCTGGGCGGCCTAAATATCGACTGTCAGCACTGCAAACCGGGAACCCTATTAAACTGGAGCTGCTTGGGTTGGTCGCTACTTATGAACGCGCTCCAGCCATGAAGCTAGAAAAAGAGTTGCACAAACGCTATGAAAAGTTTAAGCAACAAGGCGAGTGGTACGAAGTCCCGGAATGGCGGGTACGCAGAATCTTAGAACAGCGGAAGGACGGGTTCTTTGTCACGGAGAACGAGGAACTTACTTCAACCGCCCCGAGTTTATCAGAGCTTGAACCTCAGCAGCCGTGACCCTAACCATCCCGTGCGTTGCTTGTGCTGACCATCCGTATTCTAGCTTCATAGCGTACGGGAGGTTGTTTGAAATATAGACGTCTTTATCCTTGAGGCTTACAGCCCTGGCTTCAGAGTTTCCCCTGCTCGCAGCCGATCCTTCGTCTGTATCCATGGAGGTGCTGAGGTTCGGTTTCCCGGCTTGGACGTTCCAGTTAGCGCGGCATCGCCCGGTATCAACCGGCGTTCGGCTCATGATACCCTGAAGCGAGACAACTACAACCCTCTGCATCTGGTCCTCTGCTCGTTCTTGAAGCTTCCTAATATGCTCACGCATGTCGTCAGCAAAACCCATAACCTAAGCCCCCTTACGCAAAGCCAGCGTGTACGCTGCAACCTCGTCGCCGCTGTAAATAGGACCAACCCACGCGACGCGATAAACCACACCGTACAAAGTAGCCTTGGCACCAACAGGCGGAGCGCCCGTGAGCCCGTAAGCTTTGATGATTGTTTTCAAGTCGCCCTCTTCTATCACGGTGCCTTCACGTTCGCGAACCGTAAATGGTTCGGGCGGTGAGGCTTTAGCAGAATCCGATATAGGGGTCGATTGCGTCGTGGTCCCCGTCAACGGGTTGTAGCTGCCATCTGTTCCGCCGTATTCCAGAGTCATGGAAGTACCAAAGATATTAAGCAAAGACGACGCGACGCCGGTCTCGCCCGCAAAGATTCCGTCAAATATTGTTGCCATAGTCTTAAACCCTTGTTACTCTGCCGCTTGAGCTCTTGAGCGTGCCGAGGCCAGCACCCACAATAGCGTTGGTTGCGTTCTTCGACATTGCCGCAGGTTGGAAACTTAGATCCGCCTCAACTTCGAGCGGTCCGACCTTTGCGTCAAGAGTTCCGGGGAAGTGGTGACGTCTGATTTCAGGAGCTCTAGCGCTTGTTCGCATGTTGCTTCTTCAATAGGTCCGGGGATTGACGCGCTCGATACATAATAGCCGTCGATGTCGTAAACCCCTGCGCGTGTCCATCTTAGCGCCTGAGCTGCGGTTAGCTTTGTTCCTTGGAATCGGAACAAGTCGTCAAGCATCCGGGTCGCCATTGCGAGCGAGCGGTTTTTGATGTCGTCGGTCGCGTCGGTCCAGCTTGTGCCGTAGAGCCTGGATTCGAAGTAGGTATCGGCATCGGCAAGCGTTATATAGGTGTTAGAGTCCGCGCCGTTAACGGTTGCATCTAGTACTAGGGCCATAGGTATAAAATCTCATTTGGTGTTTAGATAATATAGCTTTCGGGGGGTCTATGGATCTACTTCGTGACCGATAGCCGCGATCTTCAAGCTGTCCATATCTTGCAACGTGTCTTGTACAATCCATTGCAAGACGTCATTTGCGCCGAGCCTTAGTACCACGCCCCGGTTCTCTTGGCCGCCGAACGTAATGTCCGCATTAAACCCATACGCCCCGGCAGGCGCTTTATCTGAGTACCTAGTATCATGGCAAAACTGGGAAATTTCACCGTTTGTCTTGAAGCAAAAGATAGTCTTCTGGTAGCTGTTAAGAATGCGAAACACAAGCCCACGGGGGAGCGCTGGCAGACTGCCGAACTTCCCGTCGTCCATCGCGGAAGATGACAGCATTGAAATGATAAATTGAGCGTGGTCAGCTTTCAACTGCCCAGCGCGTATCGTAAAGATTTGAGGCGTTACTGAGCCGTCAACGGCCATTTGCGTGGTGACAATGCGCCCAAGCGTCGCGGCCAGCGGGAAAACGTGGTCAATAGGTCGGTCAACCGTGATAACATCCCCAACAACGTCTATCACCTCGGCATAAAAACTCCGATCCCCTACAACGTCTAACAAAAGAATCTCGGTCTTTGGTACGGTAACGGTGATCCCGTGGCCCGTGGCTGCCGTAAACGCGTACTCAAGCGTAGTTAACCCGCTTGCAACGGTATCCGCAGCCAGGGAAAAGGTGCCTACCGATTGCGCGAATAAAGAGTTTATGGGTGCTGTGGTTTGGTCTTGTACCGAAACCTCTACACCACCGCCCCCGCTTAGCGGGTTCGCTATGGTTACATTTAGCGATCCATCATCGGCTGCTGCGTTCCCGAGCGCCTCGTATATCTGATATTGATAAGGCGCTGCCGCGCTTACTCTTCCACCTTGAACCATCGTTTAATTCTCTCGTTGTTTATACGTCTTTGGTGTAAGGAATGATCTTGGACGCTTTGTCTACGCCGCTGGAAAGCTTCACTTGATTTGCAACAAGGGCGGTTTGGCGTGTGTCGGCTTGCGTCTTGGTTTCGAGTAAGGCAATCGCCGCACCGTTGGCCGTAATCCCTGCGTTGTCGGGAGCGACCGTGTTAGCGCCGCCCGTTATGACGCGTGTTGCGTAAGCCCAAACCTCAGCCGCCGTAGCGCCGCCGCTGCCGCCCGCATCAACAGCGTCCATGATTGCTTCGAGCGTGTCGGTTGTAGTCCAGCCAGCGCCTTTGATTTGGGCAAACGATGCGGTCATTTCCGTCAACGTAGGTATACCGTAAGCTGCGAGGCGTGCGTCGATGTCAGCGGTAGAAAGGTTGTTCAGCGCGGCAAACCCCGCGTCCATTTCGGTTTTCGTAGGCCCGTCGTAGTCAGTTAAAGCCGTATCAACTTCTGTGTTTACCTGTGCGGCTGACAGATCGTTCAATCCTGCAAAGCCTGAATCCATCTCTGCTTTAGTGGGTCCGTCGTAATCAGTTAAAGCCGTGTCAACCTCAGTGTTTACTTGTGCGGCTGATAAATCGTTCAATCCTGCAAAACCTGAATCCATCTCCGTCTTAGTCGGCCCGTCGTAATCAGTTAAAGCTGTATCAACTTCGGCGTTAACCTGCGCCGCTGAGACATCATTCAGTGCAGCAAACCCGGCGTCCATCTCGGTTTTAGTAGGTCCGTCGTAATCAGTTAAAGCCGTGTCAACTTCAGTGTTAACCTGCACCGCTGATAGATCGTTCAGCGCGGCAATGTCTACCTGTGTTGCGTCGTGCTCTGCAATCAGTGCGGTTTGTCTCGTGTCTGCCTGTGCCTTTGTTTCGATAGCGGCAAGGCTAGCAGTGAGGGAGTCGCTATTTGCAATCACGACAGGGGCACGCCATTCTACATCAACGCCGCCGCCGCCAGTTGTGGGATCGTTGACGGGTCTTGCTAGGTCTGTACGGTATAATCGGCGGTTGTCTGTTTGGTGTACGTTGGTTGAGGTTGTGTTGTCGAGGAAGATATCGACGATAGCGTTATTGATTAGCAAGTTGGATTCGTCTTCCATGGTAATGCCGCCATAAAAGTCTGATATGCCTTGCGAGGTAGTGAGGTTGTATTTCCACCATGCGCCCATTTCTCTCAGCTCATAGTTAGAGGCAATAACAACGTCAACCTCGTCATTTACATAGTCTGCCGAGAATTTGGTAATGGCTGAGCCGTCCAAACCCCAAGCATCATATACGGGACATGGCTCCTGGCTGCCGATAAGACTAAGGCCCGCCGAGGTAACAACGCCTGATTCCTCGTATTCGGCTTTTGCCGTAACCCCGGAGACATAAGTTCCACGGATTCTTAGCACGTCGCCGTCGTCGGCTTCTGAACCGAGAAGGTCCACTGTGTAGCTATAACCGCCGCCGCCGGATACGACGCTATTGTCAATCTCTGCATCTTTGGTGACGTTGTAGAGTTGGACGCGTGTGAGGTTGATCAGATTTGCATTAGTTACATTGACGTTACGAATCAGGGTAATGGTTCCGCTTGTTTCTGTGGTAGTCGGTGCTGCTGCCCCGTTGGTAAGAGCGACTGTGAGCGTAGCGCCTCCGGTTACTTCAAGCTCTGTAACTGTTGTACCGTCAAGCGTTAGTGCGTTTGCGCTAGTTCCCGTATGTATGATCTTTGTTGCCGTAACGCCTGTGTAAGTGTCGCCGGTTGACGTGTTGTCGATCTCAACGTCGCAGGTTATCGTTTCACTACTGTTAAGAAGAGCACCGTTTCTAAGAACCAGTTTACCTGTGGTCGCTGTCGCGCCGCCGGTGAATGTTGCAAGTTTAGCTGTTGCGGCTGTTAGACTTGCGGCTGTGTATACTGAACCAGCTGTGGCGTCTAGGGTCAACACGATGTCGTCAAGTACTAGCTGAGCGCCGGACAACTCAATAACCGGGTAATCGTCGTTTGCCCACCATTCGTAACGTGATCGGTCGTACAGTTTCTGGTAGGGTCCGAGGTCGGTATAGGCTGCAACTGTGACGGGGTTTAATTCACCTGCGTTGAGGTCGTTATTCAAGGTGAACGTAGCAAAGTCGCCGTCTGTATAGTCTGAATTGATGCTGCCAACGGGTATCGTTTCCGGGTAGCTATCACCTAAGCTGTAATTAGTGGAGGGATTGAACCCATAAGCGCGGACTTCCAAACGTGTTTCAATAACAGTCAAATCATAGGAGAATGCGCCGGTTCCATGACTACTCCCTGATTGGTCGGCTTCGTTCTCGACAACGTATAGCGTGCCGCGCTCTTGGCTTGATCCGGTAGTACCCTCTTTTGAATTATACGTGCCGACAAGCTTACCAGAGGAGTTTGTTAAATACCTGCCCAACTCAGTCATCGAACCAGAACGGTCACTGGACAAGATTACTCTTACATCCTCTTCCGGCGTCCCATTGTCACGGTCAGTGAATATCGAGGTGTTTGTGATGCCGTCGAAATACTTGGAGGCAGCGGTACTCATAGATACCGTAGTATTGTCGAAGGCTACGCGGTTCCACATCACCCAGGTATTGTCGCCAGAGTTTCCGTTACCAAGGGTACAGGAGACCGGTACATTCACCTCGTTGATGTACGGTAGATCCATTCTACCAGAATCAAAGTTAGTCGGTCCCGCACCCATGTTTTCAAGCCGGAGGTTACCGGAGCTGGATGGGTTACCTATTAGCTCCCATGTCACGGTATCTGTATGCTGCCTGTCGAGGACGGTGCCCTCTTGTGTATAGAGCCTCACCGTTGAGCCTACGTTGAACACCCTAGTATTTTGAACTTGAGAAATAAATATAGCACGGGTGGCCGTCGCCAGGAAGATAATCTGGCAGTCGATGAAATTAATATGGCTGGATACTCCGAAGCGAGAGCCGCTAAGCCCGTTGTAACTCAAGGCTGCTTCCTGGATAGCCCACCAGTTTGCGGCTGGTGGTACATCGTCAATATATATCTGGCATCTTGTAAAAGTTATCACGCCTGTACCGCTTGCCCGGATCGCACCAACGTCTTTAATCAGAATAGACTCATCCACAGCGGCGGCGGTGCCTGTTATAACGTCGGCAATGACAAAGACTTGCTGACCATCGACCGTTGAATAGTTGGTGAATCCTGTCATTGACATTATAAAGATGCTCCTCTAGTTGCCACTAGCCCGCTCAATGTGGGGTTGCTGAATGTTGTATAAAACTTGTCTTCTGTGCTGTCGTAAGTGTCGGGGACAAATCTATAGTAAATAGTGCTGCCGTAGGTGTACTTGTAGACGTCGCCGCCTGTGATAGATGCCTCAAGCGTTGGCTCAGCGGTCCAGATCGCTACCAAACCACCCCAAGTAATCCCGATTAGGTCGTCCCCGGCTCCGGGCATATGAGTTGCCGCGTGCGGCGTAATAGTAGCCGGGCCGTCGAAGTTCACAGTTACCGAGTCAGATTCGACAAAGTCGACGTTTACGTTTTCTTCAACAAATTGTACTTCTACTGTCATGTTATCAGGCCACGTCCTGCTTTATTGTCATGGTGCCTTGGTACGTCTTAACAACGCTGTCCGTTGAGTCCCGGTATTCGACGTCGTAAGTAAGCGCCCCAGCCTCGATGTCCGTGTCGGTCGTGGTTAGGCTGACCCTAGCGATACCGTTAACCGCGTCGATAATGGTCGCAGTTACGGAAATGTCTGTCGTTGAGCTGTTTATGTTATGTTTAGCCGCGAACGTGATCGTATAATTTGTGATGTTCAGAGGCGACCCGTCTTCGGTAGCGGTGAGCGTGGTCTGGTATGTGTCGGCTCTGAATATACAAATCGCTGGACCTTGGGGGCATGACATATTAATTACCTTGTAAGTGTTTCTTGGTTTCCATTAGACTGGCACTATGCTTCCTATGCGTGCCTGATAACCGTCTTCTCCTGTCGTGATCTCTACGGGTGTCAAAGCACGCGGGTATACCGCTAGGTGTTCAAGTGCGTGGCTTGTCCTGAGTCCGTCTGCACGGTCGCCGAGGCGGCTGGTTCCATCAGCGGGTAGGATTGCGGATGCGGCAACAACAGGCGTTTCACCATCCACTTGGATCGTGTGATTAACGCCGTCACAAATAACCGTAATAACCGACCAAGCTGAGGCGGATAGCTTCTTGGTTGAAATCGCGCCGCCATTTGTTTGAATGAGCCCCGTTGCGGAAAGCAGAAGCTGGAACGGACCGGCTTCAAATAACACACATTCAGCGTTTACTGGATTACCGTCATCGCTCCATCCGTACGTTCGGACCGCCATTTGGAGCGTTACGGGACTTGTGTAAATTCCGGAGAAGGTAAGTCCGTCTTTTATGTAGTCAGTACCGGCGGGCGAACCGTCTGTGAATCCTGCGGCGGGGGCGGAGGAATTGACGAAGCGGATATTTCGTATCTCGTACTCAACGCCGCCGCTGAATGCCCTAAAAGTAATTGTAGATCCTGAAGACTCGTTTGCTGTCACGGTTACCGTAGTCCAATCACTAGGCGGGACGGCAGAAAAATAAGTATTGCCGTCTGTATTTACCCTCAACTGCCCCGGTTGGATAGAGGTAGGATTGTTTCTCAGATCGAAGGTAACCGTATAGTCACCGGATAAGGTTAGCCCCGATTGCATCAAATCCTTCAGCGGTGCGTTCGGTTGTTTTATCAGATAAGCGCCACCGCCTAGATCCGTTATGTCTACATTTGCCTCATTGGCATTGAATGAGCTGGGATCGGTTGGTAGTAGATTCTCATCACCCTTGAGCGAGCTTTCAACAAATATGCCGTTCACTTTAACCTGGTCGACCTTCGTGAACCCTGGGCCTGAGCCGACTGGGAACGCGGATACGGGGGTGGCTGTGTTGGTTAGGCGGATGTTTCGAATTGTAATGTCTATGCCGCCGGAGCCTACGTCATCGGCGATTGAGGTTTTATCGTTGGTATTGCTATCACTTTGGGAGAAGTAAATTGTCTGCCATGTAGGTTGTGGGGCGTATCCCGTGACATATGTCTTATTCGTTCCGCCGGTAGATACGATTTTCATCGTACCTGCACAGGATTCGCCGGGGGTGCACATAACGTCCATAGCGATTGTATAAGTAGAGCTAGCGAAGGAAACTGGATATTCAAGATACGTTCCGGCGCCGTCAGGTAGTTGCACTCTAAAACTTCCGTCGCCGTTGTCTATTACTGCTGGAGTAGAAGCGCCTTTCGTCCAGTTCGTCAAATCCGTGTCAACAAGATTCGTAGCCCTTACGTCGCCGCCGTCGAATACGCTATTGCGGTTGCCGTCACTCGTGTTGAGCAAAGGCAGCGCCGGAGATCCGACGACCGTCGCCTGTGCGTAAAGGGCCTCAAAAGGCGAAGGACCACCGATTCCATAAATATAAGGAGCCCCGCGACCTCTGAGCCGTGGGTTTGCTCTCAAAAATTGCGGGGCTATCATAGGTTAGGCTCCAAGTCCTTCGATGCTATCAGCTACCTTGTGGACGATGAAAGAAACGTCGGTAGACGAATCTGCGAAAAACTCCGCAGTATCCAGGACGCCGTTCCGGTAAACCGTGTAAGCCTGTGGTAAGACTGCGTTGGTCGCGTCAGCCGCGCCAACCGGGTTATAGTTGACAACACCTCCAGAAGGCACTAGGATAGTCACTGCTTGCACATCGTTATCAATTGTGAGTCCTAGTTCATCCAACGTCTGCGACGCCGTGACGGCTATTAATTCGGCTTCTGAGTCCGTGAGCCAAGTTCCGCGCATTGCTGCCAGGATTTGATTCTCTAACATTTTATCTCCTAGCCGCGCTTTTTCAGTTGCTCGGCCATTATCTGTTTCATGTTTTCCCGAGCGTCTTGGGCGCGCCCGGCTAGAAAGTTCTTTTGCGCATGGGCTACCGCGTTTACGGTCTTCGTGTTCTCGCGTGCCTTGGCGTCTTGTTCCCGTTGTTCTTGCAGCAGCTGTGCATGGGTCTTAGGTTTCGCGCGTGATCGGAACTCGTCGTTTGTGGCCTTGGCGAGGTCTTTGCTTGCTTTCTTCAGTTGCTCCGATAAATCGCTTACGTGTTTCGAGAGTCGTTTGATCTTCTCGGCGGGGGTTTCCGCTTGTTCTGTAACCTTTTCGGCGGCAGTTTCGCCTTCTTCTGTAACCTTTTCGCTAGATGCTTCAGGAGCTGTCAAGGATTCCTTGACATCTGAAACCGTTTCAGGTTCCATTTCGGAACTAACCACTTCCATCTCTTCCTCACACACCTCAGAAACTGCGATATCAAGACGCGCTAGTTCTTCGAGCAATTCAGGGATTTGCTTTGTGTTAGGGCGTACAACGCCATGCGTCTTAGCTACTGCACGCAAGGCGGTTAGGTTGCTCCAGGTTATCAAATTTTCTCTCGTTGTTTGTTAGGTAACTCCCCTTTGGTTAAACGAGTCCCCGGAAACCGGGAACCCGTCCAACGAGGGAAAGGGTTTTAAGCCCCTGCGCTAACAAGGGCTTAACCATTAGCTCATCCGTTTGACTGCAAAAATGCAATCGGAATGCGAGTGCGCGTGAAAGCGCGGTCCCACTGGGCCGCAGCCTGAAGTTCCGCGATCGTCGGAGTTTCGTCCGTAATCGAGGCAATCAGGAACTGGAAACCAAACGGGTGAACCAACATCTGCTGGCGGCTGTAGAACGTTTCCTGCCCGCCACCGTCACCGGAAGCCGGGGTACGGTCGAGCTCAGAAGGAACGCTGTCGTCGATCTGGTCGACGGCGAGCGAACCACCACCAAGCAGATAGCTTGTGTAAACCGTTGGCGTACCGGATGCAGTACAACCATTGTCAACCAGAACGCGAGCGCCTTGGTAAACGGAGATCATTGTCTTGCCGTCGGAATCAACGATAGTATCGATCAAGTTGAGCTTTTGCATACGGGTGTAAACCACGCGGTGTAC